TTGCAGCATTGAACGACATCGCGGAGTAGAGCAGAGGTAGCTCGTTGGGCTCATTCCCCAAAGGTCGCGGGTTCGAATCCCGCCTCCGCAACAACAATCAGGTAAGGTAATAAAGATTGATTAACAAGCCGGTGCCCCGAGCGCATACCACCCTCCATCACCATTGCGGCGTTACGCGGGCCGCCGGCTTTATTTTTTTGACGAATGAAAGAAGTAATAATATCCACTGAAGCCGTAAACTCATACGGCACGCGCATACTGACCGACGGTATAGACCTGGAGCAGTTCAAGCGCAACCCTATACTGCTGTGGATGCACCGCAGGAACTACCAGGGAACAGCAGGTCCCATCGGCAGAATCGAGAACCTGCGTCGCGACGGTGCCAAACTGATAGGCACCCCGGTATTTGACCAGAACGACCCTTTTGCCAAACAGGTGGAGAGCAAGTGGGAAAACGGATTTTTGCGCATGGCTTCGGCAGGTCTTGAACCTCTGGAAGTAAGCGACGACCCCGCCCTGGTATTGGACGGCCAGACCCGTGCCACTGTAACCCGCAGCCGTCTGGTTGAAGTCAGTATCGTTGATATGGGCAGTAATGATGAAGCCTTGCAGTTGTACGCTTCCGGCCAACTGCTGACCCTTTCAGCCGGAGAAGAACACCCGAACCTCCCCATGCTCAAACTTGAAAAGAACGCCCCCGCCCCCGGCGAGGAACAAAACAATAAATCAATAAAACAAAACCAAATGAACAAGGAATTTTTAATCCTGCTCGGTCTGCCTGAGACAGCGACCGAGGATCAGGCGCTGGCAAGTCTGCGTCTGCTCAAAGAGAGAGCCGACCAGGCAGAAACCATCCAGCTGGCGGCGGTTACGTCAGCCGTGGACGCAGCCATCGCCGAAAGGCGTATTCTGGCAGAGAACCGCGACCACTTTATCACCCTGGGCAAGTCAGCCGGGTTGCAGAACCTGACCGACACGCTTAAGCTTATGGCACCGCAGCAGAAGCCTACGGAAGTAATCAACCTTAAACGAGAAAGTGCACCGGGTGGCGCAGCACCGGCCAAGGAGTACACCAAACTCAGCGAGGTGCCCGAAAATGAGCTGCTGACCCTAAGAAAAGACGATCCGACCAAATATGCCCAGCTGTATAAGGCTGAATATGGCATCGAATGTCCGGTATTGAAAGACTGATACCAATTAACAACCAACAATTAAACAACAATGAACGCAAAAAGCAATTTTTTGAAGAAAACATTATTTGCCGTGCTGACCATGGTTTGCGCGGTAGCATTTAACAGTACGGCCGGTGCTGCATGTGCGGCAGTCGTCGGAGTTCCTGTAGGAGCCGGAGCGGTAGCCGGTAATGTCGTGGCCATGTTGGCCGGACAGTTCGCCCCTTCCGGTGCATTACGTGCCGGGGTGCTTACAGAAGTGTGGACCGGTGAGATGATCAAGGCGTTTCGTACCGCGCCCGAAGCGTTGGGCTGGATGCAGCGTATCCGCAGTTATAACCAGTATGTAGAAAATGACGTTATCCACTTTACGGAAATCGGCGGTGACCCTACAGTTTTGGTCAATAACAAAACCTACCCGCTAAATATTGAAGCCCTTGAAGATGCAGACAAACCCATTTCATTGGATAAGTTCGATACGACCGCAACCCCTGTGACCGATGATGAGCTGCACGCTTGCAGCTATGATAAAATGGCCAGCGTGCAGGAACGCCACCGCGACGCATTGCGTGAGAAAATCGCAGAAAAGGCAATCCATGCCCTTGCCCCTGACGAAAAGGGGACCGATATTCCTGTAATCAAGACCACCGGTGCAAGTGACGGAACCCGCAAGAAAATGACGTTTAACGACCTTCTGGCAATGAAGCGCGAATTTGACAAAATGCGTATTCCCGGCAAGGATCGTATTTTGGTCCTTTGTTCCGACCACGTTAATGACTTGCTGGAGACCGAGCAGAAGTTCAAGGAGCAATACAACATTAACCAGACCGACGGCAAAATCTGCCGCCTGTACGGTTTTGACATCTACGAATATGACGGCACGCCATACTACACCATGAGCACCGGCAAGAAAAAGGCTTGGGGTGCAGTTGCAGGAGTTGGCGACGCCCGCGCTTCGGTTGCCTTCTATGCCGGCAGAACGATGAAAGCCTACGGCTCAACGAAATTCTATCACAGTGAGGCACAGAAAGACCCTCTCTATCACCGCAATTTGGTGAACTTCCGCCAGTGGGGTATCTGTCTGCCATTAACCAAAACCAAAGTAAGCGGCGCGATTGTAAGTGCACCGCACGCCTAATAATGTAAAGTTATGGGAAAGCAGAAATTAAAGTATCTGGTTATCCACTGCACAGCCACCCCGGAGGGCAGGGATGTGAGCGCCGCCGACATACGGCGAATGCACACCTCCCCCAAGCCCCAGGGGCGCGGCTGGCGTCAGGTCGGATATACAGACCTTTTCAGACTGGACGGGACCCGAGAACGCCTTGTTAAGAATAATGAGGATGCCTACGTGGACGGCTGGGAAGTAACCAACGGAGCGGCAGGCTTCAACAGTGTAAGCCGACATATAGTCTATGCCGGTGGTGTAGCCAAAGACGGCAAGACCCCGCAAGACACCCGCACACCTGCTCAACGCAGTGCCATGGCGGAATATGTACAGGACTTCCACAGGCGCCACCCCGATGTTAAAATCATAGGACACCGAGATTTGAGCCCCGACCGGAACGGAAACGGAAAAGTGGAACCAAATGAATGGACGAAAGCCTGCCCGAGCTTTGAAGTATCGGAGTGGCTGGAATCCATAGGTATTAAACAGTAAAAACGTGAATGAGCGGCGAAATAGTAACTATCATTGTATCGGCGCTTGTCGCGACGGTATCAGGCCCTATAGGGTCGTGGTTAGGCCGGAGGGTCGAGCGTGCGAAATATGAGGCCGAGGTTGGCAAGATCCGCGCTGAACTCAACGACAAAATAGCAGAAGTAAAAAGCCATGAACTTGAAAACGTGCGCCAGGCTTCGGACATCCTGATGCAGTCGATAGTACCGCCGCTGCAAGACGAAATAAACAAATTAAGAAATGACGTACAAAGGCTTAACGCGGCATTGGAGCGCGTTTGGGGCTGTCATAATGTTGACCGTTGCCCTGTCAAATACGAGTTGCTCCTCTTACCGTCAGGTGGAACAAACCACCCGGGAAGAAAAGCAGACCGAGACGGAGACCACCCGAGAGGAAGTGAAGCAGGAGCAGCAGGAACAGACAAAGGCGCGTGAGGAAACCGACGAGAGTGTGACGGTGACGGAAATAGAAATCTATGATACCGACCGGGAACCGGACCCCACCACCGGAGCCCTTCCCGTAAAGGCACGCATCAAGCAGCGCACCGACCGCACCGGAACCACCCGGGAAGTGGAGGAACTGCGCAAGCAGGAGACCGCCGATTTGACCGAAAAACAGGTGTATAGCGGCGGGGAACTGTCCGAGGCGGTTGTAGTGGCCGAGAAGCCGGCAAGCCTTTGGGAACGCATGAAAAAAGGCGTTATGTGGGGTGCTGCTTTAACCGTATTGGCGGCAGCCTTATGGATATTTTTCAAACTTAAAAAACGATAGCAGTATGGCAAACGAAGAAGTAAAGAATCCCCAGGAAGTACCGGAAGAGGCGGTACAGGATAAAACAGAAGAATCAAGGGAGCAGGAAGCCAAGCCCAAAGAAAAGGCCAAGGAGGGAGCAAAGCCGAAAAGCCAGAAAGCGGCCAAGGCAGAAGCCCCATCAATGCTCAAGGCGGTAGGGATTGAAGCGTGCAAGCGTCACAGTCTGCCCGTTGTGTGGGTGACTGACGACGGCCAGTGCTTCCCGGAACAGGGAGACGCCAAAGCCCATGCCGTCAATTTGAAGAACAAAGGAATCATTAAAGTAACGGCAGAATGAGCACCAAACTAACAATCAACAGAACCAACGGCAATGTCCCCAAGACTTTGCCTGGCGAGGACCATATCAGCGGTTTTGTCGCTTACCTTCCGGAGGCCGAACTTCCGGAGAACTTCAAGACCGAGCATGTGCAGGCCCTTTCCACGATAGACGCAGCCGAGGCGGCAGGAATAACAGCCGACTCCACCAGCTGGGCAGTCAAAGTGTTGCATTACCACCTCAGCGAGATTTACCGCGTGAATCCGGCTGTAAGCCTTTATGTGGGACTTTTCGCCAAACCGACCATCAGCGACAATTATACGTTTGCCGAGCTTAAGACGGTACAGAATTTTGCAGGCGGCCGAATCCGTCAGATAGCCGTGTGGTGTGGCGACCGTAACATGAGTGCCGACGACATTGTGACCTTACAGGGCATAGGTGACGCACTGGCAGCCGAGGCGGCCGAATTGTCTATCCTCTACGCCCCAAAAGTTACGAGTATAAAGCAAATTACCAAGGAAGCGGCCGGCACAGGCAAAAGCCGTGTAAGCGTGGTAATCTGCCAGGCAGGCAGCGGAACCGGTGCCACCCTCTACAAGGACAAGGCCAACTCCGCCAAGAGTAGCGTCAGCGGCTTGGGTACGGTTTTGGGGCTTCTGAGCCGTGCCAAGGTTCACCAATGCATCGCCTGGGTCCGTGAGTTCCCGACAGGTATAACTCTTCCGGCATTCGGCGACGGTACCCTTTACAGGGATTTGGACAAAGCGCTCATCGAGCAGCTGGACACCGCCCGTTACCTTTTCTTTGTGACGCAGCCCGGACAGACCGGCAGCTACATGAATGACAGCCACACCATGGACGAAGCCACCAGCGACTACGCGGCCATCGAAAGCGTGCGTACCATGGATAAAGCCGTTCGGGGAATCCGCAAATACATAGTTCCGGAACTTGGCGGCAACGTCTATGTAGATGCAGAAAGCGGCAAACTGGCCAGCTACAGCGTCGAGAACCTTATCACGGTGGCGAATCTTGCCCTCGAGGAAATGGAACGTGCCGGCGAGCTGAGCGGCTACAAGGCAGACATCGATCCCGACCAGGACGTGGCAAGCACCGGCACCCTTGATATTGTCATCAAGAATGTGGCCAGCCCGGTAATCCGCCATATAAACATTAAAATCGGCTTTGCAAAAAGCGTTTAAGCAACCTAAAAAACAAGAGTAATGGCAAGTGTTATAAATAACGGTATTCCTTTGGTCAACGGCATGTTGTGCGCCTGGGCTGATGTGGTTATCCTTATCGGCGGCGTGCCTGTTACGGGCATTGTGGGCGTAGAATATGGCGACGAGCAGGAGGTGGTAAACAAGTACGGTGCAGGCCGTCACCCGGTCGGGCGTGCAAAAGGCAGAATTATCCCTACCGGCAAACTGATACTTTACCAGGAAGAAGTGCAGGCATTGCAGGCCCAAGCCCCCAACGGGCGACTGCAAGACCTTCCCCCTTTCGATGTTATTGTGCAGTACCTGCCCGACAGCGGCCTGATAGTTACCGACAAAATCCGTAACTGCCAGTTTTCGGGGAACTCCAGAAAATGGAAAGAGGGTGACACCGGGCAGGAAGTCGAACTTCCGCTCGTGCCCTCACATATAGACTGGGGCGGTCCAAAGGTATAATATAAATATAATAACCGGTAGCCGTCAGGTGCGAATCCCTGACGGCTACCGGCAGTCAATAAAAAACGATTAAATACCCTTTAAACGATATGAAAGAAGTAACGAAAGAAGCAAGAACCTTTGACGGCGGTATCACTCCCGAGCAGGTGGAAGTCATGAAATCCAAGCACCGTAAAGTCTTCCGTGTGGATATTGTGGACGGCGAGGATACCCATGTGGGCTATTTCAAACGCCCGGATTTTGCCACAATCAAGGCAATAACAAAAATATCAAAGACAGATGAAGTGGAAGCCGGAAAGGTGCTGTTTGATAATTGCTGGTTGGGAGGCAGTGCGGAGCTTCGCGATGATGCAGTCCTTTTTATGGCTGTGCAGGTCCAGCTCGGCAAGTTGGTAAATGGCTGCATGGGTTCCCTAAAAAACTTGTAGAGGCGCACGCTTTGGCCGACGTAGATACGGAGGACACGTTCGCCAAGGGGTGCGCCCTTATCCGGGCAAACCTTCATGTAAACAGTGATGATATAAAGACGGAGGAAGAATGGGCAGCGCTTTATAATCAAGCCCTATGGCTGGAGCGCTGGCGTAATAGAAACCATGCTGAAATGATTGCGTCTTTGTTTGGGGACGGAACGCATTAAGAACGCCAGAAAACCCACCAAGGGAGCGGAGCACCTTTACCGTCTTTGGACAAGCCGAAACGGATAAGGTCTATCATATAAAGCAATATTCCCAATATTCCAAATATCAAGACCCCGTAACCAATTATTTTGAGTAAAAAACCAATCATATTGTATCAGTATTAACACGTTACAAATATAATAAATATAATCGATATGGCGAGTGTATTTGACTATATTTTTAATATTGGCGGCAATTATACCGCTACAATAAACGGAATGAGCACTGCAACCGGCGACTTTACCGCAAAGGTTGACGGTGCGCAGAATGCCGTAGGCAAAATTACTACAGTGCTTGCCGGTATTGATTTGGTCAAAAACGCCATTGAGGGGCTGAACCAGGCGACAGAGACATTAAGCGGGTCAGGTATTAGACTTGACAGCCAGATGCACGACCTTAGTGCGGTTGCCGGTGTTACCGGTGAAACCCTGAAACAGATCGAGGGTTTTGCCCGTGACAGTGCCAAGGCGTTCGGTACGGACGCAAGTGTAGCGGTAGAGGGGTACAAGCTTCTTTTATCACAGTTGAGCCCCGAATTGGGTAAATACCCCGATGTGCTGCGAGCTATGGGAGACTGCATACAGACCACCAGCAAACTAATGGGCGGAGACGGCGTGGCAGCCGCTCAGGTACTGACCACAGCCATGAACCAGTACGGTGTCAGTCTGGAGGACCCGACCCGGGCAAGTGAAGAAATGGCGCGTATGATGAATGTTATGGCAGCGGCAGGCCAGGCGGGATCGGCAGAACTTCCGGCCATATCGGCCGCTTTGCAGCAGTGCGGTATGGCCGCGAAAGCCGCCAACGTCAGTTTTGAGGAAACCAACGCCGCAATCCAGGTACTTGACAAAGCAGGCAAGAAAGCGAGCGAGGGCGGCGTTGCCCTTCGTAATGTGCTGGGGCAACTCAGCAAAGGCCGTTTCATAGAGAAGCAGGCCGCCGAGGAACTGCAAAAGGCGGGCATTGACGTGGTGGCATTGGGTGACACTTCCAAGACATTGAAAGAAAGACTCGAAATGCTGAAACCAATGCTTAACGACAGCGCCCTTTTATCCAAGTTCTTTGGGGTGGAGAACGCCAACGCTGCTCTTGCCCTGATACAAGGAACGGAAGCACTGTCCGGCTTTACGGAAGCAGTTACGGGCACCAACAGCGCAACAGACCAGGCGGCAATAGTCATGCAAAGTTACGCAGAGCGACAGGCGGCATTTAATCAGAAAATAGAGGATTTTAAAATATCAGTATTCCAGTTGACAGGGGATTTGACCTTTTGTGCCGGTGTGCTTTATAATATCGCTATGCCGTTGGCGCAACTTATGCCGCTTATTTTGGGTGTTGGTAAAGCGATGTTGTGGGTAAAGGGGCTTAATTGGGCAGGCATGTGGACTCGAATAAAAGGGGCTGTTTATGTTGCCCGTTTGCAAATGGCATTTATGAACCGCGAACTAATTACGGGACAGTTTGCTTCTAATGGTTTTCTGATAAACATTACACGAGCCACCCTTGCCGTTTTGCGCTTTGCCACCGTTGGCCTTTTCAATGCCCTTAAGGGATTGGGGGCACTGGTGTTGTCTTTTGTAACCGGGGGTACGGCTTCCGCCACTTTCTCCACCATAGCCTCGACTTCCTTTGGTGTCTTTTCCACAGCGGCGACCACAGCCTGCCGGGCCGTATCGGTAGCCATAAGCAGCATACCGATAGTTGGCTGGATAGCGGCGGCCATATCCGCCCTTATAGCCGTAGGCGTTTACTTCTGGAATACATCAGCCAAATTCAGGGCCGTGCTCAAAGGAACATGGGCGGCTTTCAAAGCCTGTTTTTCCGGCATTGGTGAACTTGCCAAACAAACCTTTGGGGCTATTGGTGATCTGATTAAAGCCGCATTCAATCTGGATGCTTCCGGAATATCGGCAGCATTGAACAAGTTAAAGGCCGGTTATGCCGATTATGGCAAACAAGTTGGCCAGGCATTTAACAAGGCATACGATGCAGAAATGGCGGAGTCCGCCAAGAAACAGGCGACTGAAAAGGGAAAGAAACAAACGGCCAACGGAACCGCCGCTACAGCCCCCATGGTTGAAGTGCCCACAACGGATCCAACCGGTGGAGGTTTGGCAAATGCCGGTCTAGGCAGCGGAAGCGGCGGGGACAGCGGAGCCGGTAAAATCCGCAACGTAACCATCAATATAGAAAAATTGGTTGAGCGTATCGAACTGCATACGTCCACCCTTACGGCAAGCACAGAGCGAATCCGCGAGCAAGTGGCCGAGGCACTTATGGGCGCGCTCAACGACACCCAATTAGCGACAGAATGAAACTACCTGTAAGCATATCATTTATGGCCCTTGGAGCGGCACAGTTCGCCGCCAAGTCGCTTGTACGGTTCAAGCCCGGGCGAACAGGTGAAGCCCCAAGCTGGGAGGGTCGCGGTGCAGACATTACCACCCATGAGATAGGCGCACCCATAACCGACCGCTCATATTGGGAGGGTCGCTATGCCCTTTGCACGCTGACCCTTCGGCGTGAGGACGGGGCGGAACTTGAAATCACAGACGCGGTGGCTGCCGTCAGCCGCGAACGCCGAATCGTGAGCACAGGGCTTGTCGGACGTGACGGCACGGTGAAAGAATACATAAACGCCGGAGACTGGGCGGTCAATATCGTGGTAGGCGTACAAGCCTTGCGCGGTGGAGTAATCACCGACGACTACCCGGATGAAGAAATGCGCCGTCTCTGTGAGTTCCTGGAAGAAAAGAAACCGTTGGAAGTTTACAGCGCCTTCCTGGATATATTCGACATTACGAAAATCGTAATCAAAAGTTATTCAGCGACACAGGCGACAGAATCGAATTACCAGGCTGTAAGCATCAGCGCGGTAAGCGATGAAGATTATGATATATACAGCAACGAATATTAAACACCCATTAAACAGTAATTAAAATGGCATTTACAGAAGAACAGGAGGCCAAGCTGACAAAGTTGTTGGCAGCCTTTGAAAATGGAAAGCGAATCAATGAACTGGACCCGGCAGTCGGTGAGCTCAGCGCCATGCAGATAGAAGTCATGGACGAAACGGGAGAAACCCACCGCATGGAGCTTGAGCGCGCCGTGTCGGAAGCCGGCAACCCGATAGCCGGCCGCTGGTGGAACAGCACCAACGCCACGACAAAAGCCGCCGGTTGGTTCGGTTCCCTGGAAGCATTAAAGAAACTGCCCGAAACCCTGGGTCTTGGGCGTTACCTGGTAGCGGACGACCGCACCATGCGCAAACTCGATCCGAAAGACTCCACACGTTTTGAGGACGGAAGCCCGGCGGCACTTGACGGGACTATGGGGCAGTGCATGTGGTGCTGGTCTCGTCCGTGGTACTTCACGCGTTGGAGCGACGGCGAAGGTGACAAATGGGCCATTACGTTGAAACCGATACCCGGGAAGAAAAGTTACCGTATTCCTGTGGGCGGTGTTTCCTGGCTTGATGCCGCCGTAATGGACCGCACCGAGCAGAAACTTTGCTCCGTAATCAGTGGCGACGAACGCTACCGCGGTGGAAACGGTTCGGCCCGTCCCGATACCGACACCAAAAAACCGGCGGCGAACACACCTCAGGCAAGTATGCTGGGTATGCCTGCCACTGCAATAAGTACAACGAATTTTGGCACCTATGCCCGCAAACGTGGCGAGGGTTGGGAGGCAAACTGGTTTGTAGCCCGTGCTGCCGTTGAAATCCTTATAACGGTAATTATGGGCGACCGTAACATTCAGGCAGCATACAACCCTGAACGCGATGCCGACGGGCTGATGCAGGGCGGATTCGGTTCAGGTGTTACGACCATGGGCTGGCAGGAATGGTCAGATTATAACGGATGTTACCCTCTTGTACCTACCAATGTAGGGCTTGAAATGGGCGACGGTACAGGACTGGTGTCTTACTCATTGCCTGCCAGTGAGGGCAGCGACCAGGGCACCCCTTACAAAACCTTCCAGATACCTGTATTTTTCGGATTGGTTCATGCCGGTTACGGCCATTTGTGGCGTTGGGTACGCGGGTTTGACCATAAACCAGGAAGCCGGTGTAAAAACCGAGGTATATGTGGCCAAAAGCATGGCAGCATCCTTTAACCCTAACAGTATAGAAGGCTTAAAGAAAGTAGCAGAATGTCCTCAGGCGGAAGGGTATATAAAGCGCGTAAGTTATGAGGGATTATGTGGAATGCCTACCGAAGTGGGCGGTAGTCCTACAACCTGTTTCCCTGACTATTTCTATACAAATGGTAAGACCCAGACAGGCCTTCGTGTCCGCGCGGCTGGCGGTGACGCTAACCTTGGTGCGGCTGCGGGCGCGTCCTGCTCGTTTGCGAACTATGCGGCTGCGCATGCGTCTGCGCTCTGCTCGTCGCTCCTCTGCTTCTTTGCGGAAGACCCGGTAATCGAATAAAACGAAAACGGGGCGAAGCCCAAAACGAAATACGACCGGGAAAACCGGCATGAGTTCTTTGAAATTTTGAATACCAAGTAGGCCCGTTCGGCGGAGGTGCGGAGCAATCCAAACCCCGCCGTAAGGCGGGCAAAAATTTTAGATGAAAAAGGGAAAAATGTTACAGAATGTTGCAGAAAAGCGTTAATTTTGCAGGGTCAATAATGGGATAACACCCTTGACCGGTTGCAGTCCTTGCAGTGGTGAGCCTTCGTGTCCGCGCGGCTGGCGGTAACGCTAACAATGGTGCGAATGCAGGCACGTTCTACTCGAATGCGAACTATACGGCTACGAATGCGAATGCGAACTACTCGTCGCTCCTATACTTTGCGCGATATATAAAAACAAAATGCGATATGGGCTGGACCGTGCCACTTGGCAAAAGATAACAAGAATGCAGAGGGTGCCGGTAGGTCCGTAAGGTTTCGACAGTTCCCGAAGCGTGCAGAGCAGACCCAAACAGACCCACAGACCCGATGAAGCGTTACGGCTATTTGTTCGACCGCATTTGTTCGATAGACAATTTGCGGGCAGCCGCCCATAATGCGGCACATGGTAAGAGAAAGCGTGATGAGGTGCAAAAATTCTTTGCAGACTTGGAAAACAACCTGCAAGGGATTTACACCGAATTGCGGACACATACTTATCGGACATCCCCTTATGAAGTTTTTATAAAGTACGAGCCCAAGCGGCGTGAAATCTACAAGCTGCCATTTAAGGACCGAGTTGTTCAGTGGCCATAATGCAGGTGCTTGAGCCAGTATGGACCCCGCAGTTCACGGCGGACACACACGCCTGTATCCGTGGACGTGGCATACACTCGTTACATAAGCGGCTGCATGAAGATTTGGCGGCAGACCCGGAGGGTACGCGTTACTGTCTGAAACTTGATGTAAAGAAATTCTATCCGAGCATTAGCCACGAAATCCTTAAATCAGTTTTGCGCCGTAAAATCAAAGACCCCGATGTTCTTTGGTTGCTTGACGGCATTATCGACAGTGCGCCGGGTGTACCAATCGGCAATTACATTTCCCAATACTTCGCTAATCTTTATTTGTCGGAACTCGACCACCGAATCAAGGAGGTGGCCGGGGTGCGGTATTATTACCGTTATGCCGATGATATTGTCGTGCTTGCCGGCGAAAAACCGGTTTTGCATGGTGTGCTGATTTTCATAAATGACTATCTGCAAACGGAGCGGAGTTTGTCGATGAAAAGCAATTACCAGATTTTCCCGGTAGAAAGCCGGGGAATTGATTTTGTCGGCTATGTCTCTTACCATACCCACAGCCTTGCACGCAAGCGAAATAAAAAAGGCCTGTGCAGGGAAGTGGCGAAGCTGCGAAAAAAAGGAGTTCCCGAAGCTGATATCATGCTTCGGACCGCTTCGCGTGTCGGCTTCATGTATCATTGTAACAGTAAACATCTATTAAAAATACTTGGTATGAAAAAATTCAGCGAACTTGTGCCGGCAAAGTCCGGCAACCTGACCGGTACAAAGTACCACATTGATGCAATTCTGAACCGTGAAATCCACCTGACCGGCTACACGGTAGCCCCGTCAAAGCACAATTCGGAACCGTGCCTCACCCTTCAATATGAAATTGAGGAAGCATTAACCGAAATCATGCAGGACGGCACCAGCCGCCCCGTTATTGACGATGAGGGCAACACGGTAAAAAGTTGGGTGCAGCATATCACTTTCACGGGCAGCCAGGCATTGATCCGCCAGCTGGATGGTGTGGAGATAACAGAACCGCTCAGGGCTAAAATAATAAAACAACCAATCGAACGGAATCGGTGCTTTTATAAAATCGTCGATCCGGACGATTAAAAAGCAAAAAGATAATGAACAAAGCAACCTACACAGACAGAAAGACGTTTGTAAAGTATGACGACAGCCATGTGCTGCTTTATCTGAATGAGCAGCCGGGCGAAGTGACAAATCCTGAAACTGGAGAAAGTACACCGGGCTACACATACACTGGAGACCAGCCCGACGGCTCTACCATGATTTTGGCGCAGGGCGTGACGGAAGAAAACCGCCGCGACAAGTTCGTTGCCGGTCTTATCGGCTTCCATTATGACATCGACGCACAAATTGCCACGTTGGCCAATGGAACGGACACCCCGGAACATGCCGCCGAACTACAGCAGTTTGCCGCCTTGCGTGCAAAGTGCAAAGCAGAGATTGACGAACTGTTGGCCCGTTCCCTTTAATCGTGTCAGGCTATGGCAAGGACGATAGAGGAAATCAAAAAAGACATGACCACCGAATGGATGAAACAACCGGCGGTCATGTCGGCCTACGGGCTTGACGGTAAAAAGGCGTTTAAGGACTGTTTCAGTGCTGCCAGCCTTGAAAACATTCTTTTTTATGTCTTTGCTTTCGCGGTGTGGTCGCTTGAGTCATTGTTTGACCTGCACCGTGATGAAGTGGATTTGCTTATAGAACGCCTTGAACCGCATACCTTGCGCTGGTATGTTGCAAAGGCGAAAAATTACATGCAGGGCTATTCGTTGGTAACGGATTGTGATTATTACGATACGTCAAAATTAAGTGCAAGCGAGATAGAAGCGGCGCGCGTTGTAAAGTATGCAGTAGCGACCGAAAAGAACACCGTCGTTTATATCAAGGTCGCACGCCAGGGGGAGGACGGCAACCCCCAATCCCTAACGGCTGGCCAACTTGCCGGCCTGCGCTCTTATTTGGAAGAAATCAAGGATGCCGGTGTGTCTATTCAGGTGCGCAATGAACCGGCAGACAGTATGCAAATATCCTTGGTTATTTATTACGACCCCACACTTTTGACCATATCCTCGAACGGGACCGGTGTTCTGCCTGACGGTTCCGAGCCAGTGCGTGAAACGGTGAAGTCCGTGATTACCGGTTTGCCTTTTAACGGTGTGTTCCGTAAAAGCGACCTCATGGCCGCACTCCAGGATCTGCCATGTGTGAAAGTGGCAGACATTACCAGTGTGAAAGTAAAGGCCAAAAATGCCGTAACCGGTCCTGTGGAAGTGGTGGGCTACAGCGTGCCAGAAAGCGGCTATTATGAAATTACCAGCCTGGATGTCGATTATAAACCTTATAACACCGTTGGATAATGTTTAAGATAGATTTTAAACGGCTGGCGGCCATTATGCTGCCAATATCCTTGCGTCGTCCGCTTGTATTCGGACTGCTTCGTGCCGGTCTGGTAGGTGTTGAGCGGGTTTATAAGGAATTTAAGGAGGCACGCAAAGGGCATAATTTCCGCCTGACACACAACGGGCAGGTCTGTTACTTGCGTGGCATGTTGCATTATTATTTTGGTCCCGGCTTTCAAATAAAATCAACCAAACAGGAGGGTAAATGGTTGTATGCCGTGACGGAATCCGGGGTTAAAATTCCGCTGTCCGTTTCTGAAAAATCTAAAGGTGTGCCGGTGGTGTATAGCGAGCAGTTGCTGAATGCTTCCCAAAATGATTTTGTGGTGTGCATTCCTTCACGCTATATGTCGCGTAAGGGAGAAATAGAAGCAATGGTGAACAAATACAAGCTTATAACCAAAAGGGCAATATACAGGGAAACAGATGACCCGGTGGCTGTTGTCGGCCCGCATGTCTCGTCCTCATGGAACCCTGATGCGTTTAACCATTTAATCACTTCAAGAAAATGAATACAGCGAATTACTTGAAAAACGGGAAATACCCACTTTCCACGGAGACCCTTTCATTTATCCAGGACCAGATAAAGTTACTTGAAGCCTTGGCCGGACTGGGTGGGAAAAACTATATCATACAGCCGGACAGCAGGGTCGGTGGTATCGCAGTCATAACAAAAAAGGTAAAGACCGGCATCATAGAAAGGGAAGAAAGGGAGGTGTTGGAACTGTTGGACAGCCCGACATATTCACAGCAAACCAGATTTGTGACGGTTTTAACCGAAAAAAAGAATATCGTGGCCGATGACCATACCTACACGGAAGCCAGAATATACAGACGTGCGCAGTTCAGCGTCAACCGTGGAGCAGAAAGCTACCCAATCAACAGCTTTATAAATTTCATCAGCCATTCAGCCATTACGCTGGATCAGTTCCCAACAAATGCCATTCTCGCGGAAAGAATCCGGCAGGTGCCTGCCACAGTGCTGGAGTATCTTAAAGACACTTTGGCCAAGAAACTGACCTTTTCCACGATGAAAGGACTTACAAAGGAACAGATAGACGGCTTGCGCACTTCCTGCGTGTTGTCCTGTTCCGGAAGTGTGGCACTTTTCGGGCAGACAGATTATACCCTGATAGTGACAGAACAGGGAAGCAAGCAAGTAAGGCAGGAGTTGATACAAGGGACGGACAGCCATTATGTACGAACTTATAACGGTGCGGTATGGGGAGCGTGGACACAGCAGACGGAAACAGCCATGCACCTTGATGTTAAAATCACCGGTACCAGGGTATATGTACGCCATGGCGCACTTGGTGAGGATTGCGACCTGGTGCTGTTGCGTAAGAAAAAGCGCAGCAGGTGGAGAGCGACAGGTGGGGCAAAAGCCCACAGCAAGAACCGGGGAATACGTAAAAAGAGAACTGCCAAAACGCAGTATGTCTATTTCAAGGGTATAAAGTTGAGCAAGGGAACCCCTGGTAAATGGTATGTGCCCAAATGTATAGCAGTCGATGATCCGGCAAGGGATGGGAACTTGATAGGTAAGGAATTGCCCGGCTTGTGCAAGTCTTTGTTTTATGTCGGTGAAGACGGGCATTACCGTATTCAGGGAAGCCGTAAAAGAATAGTTCTGAAAGGAATAAAAAGCGGAAAGGGTAAACAGCACGCGGGTTACGCCCCTATCGGTTTGCAAATTGCCAGGCTGAACCCAAAAGGAGGCAAAGACAGTGGCGGTGAGATAGTGAGGATGAAATACCGCATCAGCCAGTATGTGACGGCCACAAAGACCGTGAATGGAAAGCCTGTCCCTGTAGCGTGGAACTTTAAACGGTCTTTTTCGATAGAATAGAGCAAAAAAAAAGTGGGGTGTAATACCTCACTTTTAAGTCCCCGCGGTCGAAACACTATGTACGCCCATCTGAACAGGATTATTCAAAATCTCTTTTCTAACTTTCTGGCACTATTCGGTAGAATTCTCTCTACACAGGGCTAAAAAGCAGGCAAAGGGACCCAAATGTTACCATTCCCTCTTTTTTATCCAGGGAACCAAAACCGGCATTTCTCGAAAGTCCCAAAACTCCAGGGACTTGAACGTCGCCTCAGCTAACAAACATATTTTTTACGAAAATCTAAACGGTGTATATCGGACTACAAACGGACTTTTACTGGAGTTCTAACAGTAATGCAAAAGTACAAATTTTATTTCAATTAACCAATAAATACGAGGTAATTATGCTGAATGAGTAGGATTTACAAGAGCGCCCCGCTTCCATTCATGGGGCAAAAGCGGTATTTTGTTCGGGCTTTCTCTGAAACGCTCGAAAAAGTAGAGGGAAAGGTTGACACAATCGTGGACCTGTTCGGTGGCAGCGGCCTGTTGAGCCATACGGCAAAACGGGTGCTTCCGGGCTGCCGTGTCGTGTACAATGATTATGACGGTTATACAGACAGACTCGCCGGTATAGGCCGCACAAATGAAATTTTATTGCTGATTAAAGACCGTTTAACCGGTGTTGAACCAAATGCCAGGCTGACCGAAGAGCAGCGGTCGGACGTGTTGGCCATAGTGGAAGCATACGAAGCAAAAGGTTATGTCGATGTAATGACCATTGGACGCTCCGTGCTTTTCAGTGGCAAATGGGTTAAGACCCTGGAGGAACTGCGCAAACATACCATGTATAACCGTGTGAAGCCCGGCGGTTATGATAGTGCGGGTTATCTGGACGGTTTGGAAGTGGTGCACATGGATTACAGGGAACTGTTTGACCTGCATAAGGACAACAGCCGTGCTCTGTTCCTGTTGGATCCGCCATATTTAACGACCGAATGCGGCCAATATGAGAACTACTGGAGACTGACGGACTATTTGAATGTTTTGAAGCTGACAAAGGGCACGAAATACATTTATTTCACTTCTGACAAATCGCAGATAATGGAATTATGCAACTGGTTGGTTGATGAGTTCGGGGAAGCAGCCCCATTATATGGCGCAAATGCCCAAGTAAGGACCAACACACTGAACTACCAAGCGAAATTTAATGATATGATGATAACAAGAATTTAACTACCTCTATACTTGAACGGGGGAAATAAAAAAGCCCCCGGCTTGTTTGCAGACTCCTACCTCATACAAACATAATGCACCAAAGTACAGCAGCCGGGGGCAAAATGCCTTCCGCCTGTACTCTGGTGCATTCATTATGAGGTAGGAGTTGCAAAGATAATAAAATATGCTGAATGACAGTTTACGAGGTACTGAAATTTTTAGGTGAACCCTTGGAAAGGCTTACAAAAGCCGGTATAAAAACAAATGACTACAAGTATATAAAACTATATGAGGACTACAATAAAGCCCGTAAAACAGGCGAAAAAGTGGGTTATGTCGTGGCTGTTCTTGCGGAACGTTACCAGGTAAGCGAGCGAACCGTTTACGATGTTGTAAGGCGTTTTGGGCAGGACTGCAAAAGCGTTTCAGTGTGATACATGACAAAAGCTTGTGTAAAGCCCAGAAACGGCCTAATTTCGCATTTACGAATGGAAAACAAGTATTATAACATCTTAGACAAAATATTGCGCTGTGGGAAGAAACAGAGCAATAAAAAGGGTGATATTATTTATTTGCTCAATGAGCAGTTGCATTTATCACCTTCGGATCTTCTCAATATCTTTGAGGGTCACAATATAGCACGCAAGAAGTTGCGCAATGAATTAAACCTGTTCATGTCTGGAGAAAGAGACCTGAGCAAGTACAGAGAAGTTGGGATAAATTGGTGGGATTCTTGCGGGCAAATGCTCATAAACAGTTATCCGACCTATTTTGAGAAGTTGCCGGCTTTAATTGAGCAAATCAACAAGGAGAAACGCAACAGTAAAAATTACGTCTTGTTCTTGGGTTCAACAGGTGCAGAAACCAATCAGGCTCCATGTTTAAGCCTTATTCAATTCCAAATTGAAGACGGTGAATTGGTTTTGTCAGCCTATCAAAGAAGTAGCGACGCAAACTTAGGTTTACCAGCTGATATTTACCATTTATATTTGATAACACGACAAATAGAACTGCCTTTGAAGTCTATAACGTTGAACCTTGGAAACGTTCATATATACGCAAACAACGCAGATAAAACGCGTGAACTTTTGGCAGGAAACGAAGCTGTGAGGTTTGAACTGAACGTATAGAAATGAACAGAACGAACCTAATTTAACCTATACAAAGGTACAAAAAAACATTGATATAAACAAACTATAAACCATTAAAATAACGCTGATTAGAAACCTTTTCAATGGCTTTTAATCAGCGTTTAATTGTTGTTCAAATTCCAATAAATGCAAGAGAAAAAAGGAAGCGAAAAAAGAGAAGTTTTGCTCATTTCGTTTTCAATTTCTGCTCGTTTCGTTTTTGCGATTATATTGTCCCTAACTTCTTCGTCCGCCTTGTAATACAAGGCGCTTGGATAATATATTTCTTCCTCACAAGCCGCTCTTGATATTTCGTTGCAGTCAATACCTCTTGTCATAAGGTCTCTGAAAATATCACATTCATCGGTCTTATAAAACTCATCTTCCTCTGAGCCTTTTAGTTTTTCTATAACCTCTACCTTCTTTCGTTCTATTTCTTGTTCGCTCCAACCGTTTATTTCTTCTCTGTGATGTCTTGCTCTGCATTTCCAGCACAGCCCCTCAAAGCCTAAGGGGGTTCCGCATTCCTTGCACGCGTGTTTCAATCCTGTCAAGCCACTTCTTTCTGTTGTTGCCATAATCTTTATTTTATTAATTGTTTTACTATTGCGAATAATGGTTTGGAAAGGAACACCATTCAGGGGTTAACTTTCCTTGTTATCTATTTTCTTTATTGAATCAGGATGAAACTTCAGAAGCATAAGCCTTGAAATTTGTTCCTTATCTTGCCAATACTCTTCATCTATTTTCGATAACTCATCATCATCTGATTGGGTAAGATATTCAGGTAAGTCCCATAATTCTTCAAGACGTTCATCATCTTCAAACTTTTCAATGATAGAATAAGCTTTCAATAAAAGCTCCTTGGTATTAATAGCTCCTATTTGTTCTAAACCTTCAACTGCAAGTAAATAAGCATCATAACCCCAATTACAGAAAAATTGAACAAAACCACCATTATACATCTCCAATTCCAACCAATATAGAGATGCTATCATCCTATCATCATGTTCCATTTCTTTATAGTTGGGCTTAACTAAATCCAACTTATACCCGAGCTGAGAAAAACTCTGTTCCCAAATTTCTTCTAAATCGTTCATCATTTTTGCCTCCTATTTATTATAGATAATGGTCTGACAAGGAGCTGCGTTTAGCAGCTAACTTGGCTTGTTAATAGTAAAGTTCATTCTTTATAAAGGACATACATTTAATTTTATTATCCATTATTACTTTCTTGAACTTGTCAGAAACAACTATCTCATTGTCTAATGAACAACGTACTATATTATAATTGATACCATATTCTTCTAATGGAGAATCAATTAAAACTCTTTTGTCAAAATGATAACTTCCATCTATAGGATCAATCGTGTAGATACTTTTATCCATATCATAACATTCTATCTGATTGCAGATATTCATTGTTGTATAAGCATTACATTTTTTACCTTTGAATAAAAATATGGCATCAAAAAATTGGACTTCGCCAAGAAAGTTATCTTCAATGACTTCCTTGACTTTATTTGATACAAGTATCCCACCACCTACTGTATTAAGCACATCATAGGATAGTAAACGGTCGAATGATACGCTACTATTTTCTGAGTCACAATAAATTAATGGAGAAGAGGGATACTGAATATAAACCCCTGAACGTAAATCGGCACAGAATGAACTTGGTACATCCACATTCTTTCTAAAATCAAAATATAATGGATAATTTGGACGTGATGAAATTTCAAGAAAATAATTCATAATTGTATGTCTTTATATGATTACTATTAATGGTTTGGTGAGGAACAGCGTTCAGCTGTTATCTCGACCTTGTTATGAACTTTACTTATCACACATTATTCCAGATAATAATCAATTATAGATAGCCTCTTGTTTAACTGACAGTTAATAACATAATCAGGTATAACATTTGGAGCCAAGAAAGTAATTGTAATATATCCTTTGTCAACGATGATTTTATCAATAGACAAATCCTCATAAAGTAAGTTGGTCTGTTCTATCAGATCTTTTTTGGATATATTATCTGTTTGAGAAAACACATCTTTCGTGAGTTTCTTACTTAGTCGAGTTTTCATTTTATCCAATTCTTCGGGTTTAAGAATAGATAGCCATTTATCTATTTCTGTCTGTGGACTATCTGGAGTGTATGCAAGTTCTGCATTCACGTTTGTTCCTGATAAATCAAATTCAAAAACCTTATTTGAGGAAATCTTTTGCTCAGAAGATTCTTTTTTGCAATCAACAGATTCTAAGATATTATCTAACACTTCTGGGCTTGGCGCAACAAATGTTATTTCCTTATCTCCTTGTCGAATAAAAAAGGATGACAGACTTTCATTTATCCTTAATGTATGTAAACAGTAGTCATATCTAATCCAAATAGGGAAATAGTCACGTATCTTCAAATAGTTAAATTTCCGTATTGAGTATGTATTTTTAGATTTTATTGAAATCCATAAGGCTAATTCTATAAGTAGAAAATTAGAAGATTCTTCAAGAAAAAGATCCCCGTCATTATAGTAAACAGGAGGATCAAATAAATGTTTATCAGTATTCTTAATTAAATAAACATTCTTATCACTGGCTCCAAATGAAAACATTATGCCATTCTCCCGGACAGATAAATCCATGAAACCTTCAAGCTGCAAATTATGAAGTATCATAATATTTTGCTCGCCTTGCAACTTGCTAATATCCATTGGTGTGGAAATTGTTTGTAATAATGTGTGACAATGTTTTATAAAATCATTTGCTTCCATATCTTGTTTTTTAATTGTTCATAATGTTTGGCAGCGTTCCGCTTATTCAGTCGGTCTGCTGTTTGTTATCAATACCTTACCGATTATAAAGTTGATTTAGCATTTTGAAATAATCATTTCCAAACCGTTCAACATAATCATCCATTACGCCGTATATGTTGTTTTTACTATCAACAAGCAAGACCATATATCCATGTTCGTATTCCCCAAAAGGACAAATATCCGAAACATGGAGTAGTTCACAAAATTGGTCGTAGAATAAGTAATGCGGATTATCGTTTAATGTTTTCTTTAGATTAAAATGCACATCCACTTTTGGAAACTGAAATTCCTGATTGTAGAAATAAATAAGGAAATCTATCAATTTTGGAGTCGGTTGGTAGTTTGCTTTAGAATAAATTGCCATAAGCTCATTCGGGCTTATGATTACCCGATTTTCCCAGTGGCAATTTGTTTTAAGATATTGCTTCAGTTCCATACTACTTTTATTTTTTATTTTGCACATTGATAATGGGATGCAGATAGCAACTTGTTACGGTTGCTTATCTGCGTGTTAGTTGCCTTATTCCATTAAATTCCCGTCAGGCAAAATAATGTCTCCGTCATCGTTGCTCACATCGTAGAAGCCGACACCATGTTTCTGTGCCAAGGCTTTTACCTTTTCGTATGCTTCTTCTGCCACCGACCACGCAAATGCTGCATAAATGACATTATGTCCTATGCTGTATTCGGTCAAGTGCGCTTCTGCATCATCGTCTTCCACCTCTGCATCGGGAGAATCCATATTGGGAAATGTTTTAATCATTTCTTCATACCAATTCCGCAAAGCCGGTGATGTAACGGCTGGATCATCGTAACCGTGTTCTTCTGACCATTCTGTTTCTTTGTCATACCATACAAGGAACTCCTTACGCTTTTGCGGAGCTTTTGTCCGCTCAAAAACCATTAAATCGTAACTCATAATTTATTTTTCTTATGTTTCTATTATTTTGTTATATTGGCAACTAATGGGATGCAGCTTGCCGCCGTGAGGTGGCACAGGTGCTTGTTATGTGCATTTATTTCCAAAAGTTGTCCTGCAAGTGCTTTTCCAAATATCGACTTACAACTCCCCAGCCTTCATTGTCAGGACTATTATACCCCCACATGCTTTCAGTAGCATCTTCTAATTTTTCACATACTTCTGAATATTTTGCTGTTATTTGTTTCCTTTCTTCTGAGGTATAGCCTTTTAGTTCTTCTATTGTTATGGTAAAATACTTACCTTCTCTGCTCCCACGCACGAAATTTACAACTTCACAAAGTTGGTTTTCGTCAAGAGAGAAGACATCTATATTGAGAGGGAAAATTTGTTCGATATTCTTTGTTGCATCTCCAATTTTGTCCAGTCCAATTTCATACATTGCATGGGATATGTAAGGCAGCAATTTTGTATTTTCTTCTATAATCGCTTGCCACCCATCACCTTTATAGATACCTATAACATTAGCTACTATGTAAAATGCAAATACAGCGTCGGACACTTGATTTTTAATTTCACTTAATTCGCCTATCTCCCAAACCTTATCTGATAAGGTTACAATCGCATCTTCTGTATTGACATCCATTCCTTGCAGGACATCACTAATTTTTTCAGTTTTCATATTTACATTGTTTTTTAATTGCACATAATGCCCGGCAGATAAACTGCCTTCAATGTTTCATCTGTTTGTTAGCAACCGCTTTTACCATTCAGGAAAATTATCTTCTATATATTGTTCTAATGACGAAGCGATGATTTCTATTTCTGCATCACTATCATGATAATATATTTCGACCTCTCCCTTAGAATTAATCATTATGGGATTGCCAGAACCATCATCTGAAATCACATAAGTATCTGTAACATCGGGATGAACTTCTCTGAATGATTTAGTTTCATCGACCACATTTTCATTGCCGTCTAAAGCATTAATCATCATTCCTGCGTATGCAGCTCCGAAATTCTTGATAAAGTCTATATAGTCAGAACTAAATTTTACTCCTAATTCTTGTTCCGCACATAATACCTGCTCATCAGATGCAGGTGTCCCAATCATATCATGTGCCGTTAGAAATCTTCTCAATCGTTCTATAAGATCCTTTTTCATATTTACTTCTCGGTTGCTAACGTTATACTATCAGCCGATTTGGCTGTTATTTTCTTTAAGTA